GTTCAAGATTCACCACTTCGACAACAAGGCCCGCGCCACCAGCCTCAAGGTGTTGGAGTTCAACATGCGGGCCGACAGCATCGAGGACTTGCCGTTCAAGGTGGGCACCACGCTCACCCGCGATCAGGTCGAAGTGCTCAAGCGGTACAACCAGCACGACGTGAGCATGACCAAGGCGTTCTATCACAAGAGTCTTGACATGATCCACTTCCGCGAGGAGTTGACGCGCAAGTACGCCCGCGACTTCATGAACCACAACGACACCAAGATCGGCAAAGACTACTTCGTCATGAAGCTGGAAGAAGCCGGTGTGTCGTGCTACGACTACTCCGACAAGGGCCGCACACCCCGGCAGACCAAGCGCCCGGTGATTCACCTCAAGGACGCCATCCTGCCGTGGATCAACTTCGAGCAGCCCGAGTTCACCCGGGTGCTCCAGTGGCTCAAGGCCCAGTCAATCACCGAAACCAAAGGGGTCTTCACGGACCTCACTGCAACCGTCAATGGATTCACTTTTGTCTTTGGCCTTGGAGGAATCCACGGCTCCGTTGAATCGGAGGTCATCGAGTCAGACGCTGAACACGTCATCGTGGACCTCGATGTCACTTCATACTATCCAAACTTGGCAATCACGAATGGGTTTCACCCGGCCCATCTCGGCAAAGAGTTTGTCAGCATCTACAAGCACCTGTTTGAGCAGCGCAAGCAGTACCCCAAGAAGTCCGCAGAATCGGCCATGCTGAAGCTGGCGCTCAACGGGGTGTACGGTGACAGCAACAACCAATTTTCAGTGTTCTACGACCCGCTGTACACCATGACCATCACGCTCAACGGTCAACTGCTGCTGTGCTTGCTGGCCGAGGGGTTGATGACGATTCCCGGGCTGCGCCTGATCCAAGTGAACACCGACGGCCTGACCGTGCGGGTGCCGCGCAGCCACAAGGTGCTGGTCGATCTGGCCCGCATGGCGTGGCAGGAGCGCACTGGTCTGAACCTTGAGGAAGCCATCTACAAGGCCATGATGATCCGCGATGTGAACAACTACATCGGCGTGTTCGATCCGGCGTTTGTGAAGCCCGGTGACCCGACTGTCAAGCGCAAGGGTGCCTACGAATGGAAAACTGGTTGGCACCAGAACGCAGGTGGTCTTGTGATCCCCAAGGTGGCCGAGAAGGTACTGGTCGAGGGTGCGCCGATCCGGCAGACTGTGCAGCAGTGGCCCGAGATCATGGACTTCATGCTGCGCACCAAGGTACCACGCTCAGGACACTTGAGCATTGAACATGGTGACGGAGCACCCGTAAAAATCCAAAATATTTCACGCTATTACATTGCAGAGAATGGTGGTAGACTGTTCAAATGGCTTCCTCCTTTGAAGGGAAAGCATGAGTGGCGCAAGATCGGTGTGGAAAGCGGTTGGGGTGTGCAGGTATGCAATGACATCCGCGATGCCGGGAAGCTGCCAGTGGACTTTGACTACTACGTGAGGGAGGTTGAAAAACTCTGCCTCGGACTTGCATGATTACCTACGACGAAGTGCGACAACTGTTTGATTACAACGCTCAGACCGGGCAGCTTTTGCGCAACGGTAAACCTGTTGGTACTCCTCACAGCCTCGGGTATCTGAAAGTCAAAATTCAAGGGCGCACTTACTTTGTTCACCGACTTGTGTTTCTGTACTGTCACGGACGCTGGCCTGTTCGGTTGGACCACATCAACCGCAACAAATCAGACAACCGATTGGACAACTTGCGCGAGTGTAGTCACGAACACAACAACGCGAATCGCGGAATCATGCGCAGCAACACTTCGGGGTTCAAAGGTGTTCATTGGCAAAAGTCCACCGGGTATTGGAGAGCGCAAGTCGGATATGAAGTAATTGGTCATTACAAGACCAAAGAAGAAGCGGCGGCTGCTTACGACAAAGCAGCTATTGAGCGATACGGCGATAGCGCCGTGACCAACAAATCATTGGGACTTTTGAAATGAACAACGTAACCGAAGTAACCCCTGAAGAACTTGAGGAGTGGAACAGAATGACAGCATTGAGCAAACAAGTGGCGGGCAACCACTACAAAGACCTGCCGATTCAACCCGTCGAATACATCCACGCCAACGCGATTGGATACTTCGAGGGTAACGTGATCAAGTACATCAGCCGCTGGCGCAAAAAGAACGGCATCGCCGATCTGGAGAAGGCCAAGCACTACATCGAGTTGCTGATCGAACTGGAGAACCGCAAACTGGACGGAGAGTGCAATGCTGGAAAAACAGATTGAAGCCAAGGTCTGCGACTACGCTAAATCAAAGGGTCTGCTTGCTTACAAGTTCACCAGCCCCGCACGGGCTGCTGTGCCCGATCGTATGTTCATCACACAAGATGGCCGTGTGTTCTTCTGTGAATTTAAAGCTGCGGGAAAAAAGCCGACAGACGCTCAAGCCCGAGAGCATCAAAGACTCCGACAACACAAAGTAAACGTATTCGTCATTGACTCGATTGACGAAGGTAAAGTAATGATCGACGTAATGGTAATGGGGGCTGTATGAACGCTGATTTCTTTTACGAAAAATTCAAAGACGCTGTTGTGTGGTTTGGACTCGGTTGGGGTCAAAAGAATCTCATACGTGTTCGCATTTCAGGCAACCAGTTGTGTTTTGAGCATGACGGCACAGAACTTCGCATAACAATTCCGGTGGTCTATGCTGACTCCTGATTTATTGCACGACTATCAAAAGAAAGCCGTCAACTTTCAATGCACTCACCCGCACTCTATGCTATGGCTGGATATGGGATTGGGGAAGACAGTGATTACGTTGACGACATTGGCACATCTGATCAACACAAAGTTTCTCAGAGGCGTTGTCATCGTTGCACCCATTCGTGTGATTCGATTGGTGTGGCGTCAAGAAGCTGCAAAGTGGGAACACACAAAGGGTTTGCGTTTCAGCATGGTGACGGGCACCAAAGACCAGCGCACTCGCGCTTTGCTGCGGCCTGCTGACGTGTACCTAATCAACTATGACTGCCTCGGTTGGCTGGCTGAAACGCTCCAGACCTACTTCGTCAAAAAGGATCGCCCGATGCCGTTCAACGGGATCGTCTGGGACGAGATCAGCAAGATGAAGAACAGCGCCACGAACCGGGTCAAGGCGTTTCGCAAGATCGCTGACCAGTTCGACTGGACCACGGGCCTCACCGGCACCCCGGCCAGCAACGGCTACAAAGACCTGCACGGTCAGTTCCTCGTGGTGGACAAGGGTGAGCGTCTGGGTACCAGCAAGACGGCGTTCCGCACCCGGTTCTACAAGAAGGTCGGGCCGTACAAGGAGGTACCCTACGAAGACACCGAGGACACGATCAAAAAGCTGATCGGTGACATCACGCTGGAGATGTCAGCCGAGGATTACAACCCGCTGCCTGACCTGATCGTCAACAACATCGAGATCGAGATGCCTGACGAATTGCGGGCCAAGTACGACAGGCTGGAGAAGGAATTCTTCATGGTGCTGGACAGCGGCAAAGAAGTCGAGGCGTTCAACCAAGCTGCCTTGACAAACAAGTGCTTGCAGTTCTCCAACGGTGCCATGTACCCGATTGCCGGGATGCCCCTGTGGGAGCCAGTGCATGACATGAAGCTGGACGCGCTGGAGGACATCATCGACGAAGCGCAGGGTTCACCGATCCTGTGCGCCTATGCGTACCGCAGTGACGCCGAGCGGATCATGACCCGGTTCAAAGACCTGCGCCCGATCAACCTGACTGAGTGCAAGAGCGAGGCCGCACTGACCAACGCCATGCACCGCTGGAAGACCGGCGACTGCCAACTGATGATCGGCCACCCGGCGTCGATGGGTCACGGTATCGACGGCCTCCAGAAAAACGGCCACATCCTCGTGTGGTATGGCCTCAACTGGTCGCTGGATTTGTACGAGCAGTTCAACGCTCGGGTGCGCCGTCAAGGTCAAGGTGCCCCGGTCATGTGCCACCGCATCCTGATGCAGAGCACCCTCGATCAAGCACAAGCACTGGCCCTCGACGAGAAGGCCACAACCCAAGCTGGGCTGCGAAACGCAGTCAAGCAATACCGTCAATCCAAAGGAGTATGAAGATGACGATTGAAGCGATTGAACTTTGGCACAAACGCGCCCGCCCTGAACCCACCGACAAAGACTTCAATGTGCAGTTGGGATGCCACTTCGAGGAGATTCAGGAAATGGCGTCCACACTCGAAGGCGTCGATGTCATCATGATCAGACTGCTTGACGAGTTTGATTCAGTCACTTCACAGATCGCGACTCGGTTGAAGAAAGGACTCAGTGCTGTCGAGATCGTTGACCGCAAAGAATTCCTCGATGGTGTTGCCGATCAAGTGGTCACTGGTGTCGGTGCAGCGTACTGCGCGGGCATGAAGGGTGCGGAAGCGTGTGAGCGTGTGAACACGAGCAACTGGTCCAAGTTTGACGAGAACGGTCAACCGATCCGTGACCAAAACGGCAAGATCGCCAAGGGTCCAAATTACCAACCGCCAGTGCTTGACGGCCTCTACTGAAAGTGTGATACACTTGTTGCACATCAACCAAGGAGTAACTGTAATGTTCCGTGAAGTCATCAACTATCTGAAGAATGTGTACACCGTGCCCACAGCCGAAACCTTGGCGCTGCGGGAACTGGAGGACAGCAAACGCAGGCTGCTGGAAGCCCAGACAGCGCGTGAATACGCCGACTCAATGTGCAAGTACCGCGAGGCGCAGATCAAGCGCCTGACGGCCTATCTGCACAAGGCCACCGAGGAGCAGGCATGAACACATGGCCCTTCCCTCCCCCGGGCGGGCCTGTGCCGTGGACCGCACAGCAGGAACGCGAGTACCAGCGCCAGCAGCGTGAACAGCTACCGGAGGCACCGTGGGTACATTGAACCGAGGATGCCGGGTTATTGACACCACTGCGGCCATTGTCGAGTTCGGCGAGATCACTGCGATGGAATTGGCCGAGTATCTGGACATCACTCGATATGACGCCCACGCCGTCCTGCGACGCATGAACAAGCGCACCAAGGCCGGAGTCAAGCGCATCCATGTCGTGCGGTACATCGACGACCACGATGGTGCCCGCAAGTACCCCCGGGCCGTCTATGCGATGGGTGACAAACCCGACGCCAAGAAGCCCAAGGCCGACCAACTTAGGGTCAAGCGGGAATATTACGCCCGGGTCAAATCTCGCACGACAATGAACAGCGTGTTTAATCTCGGGATGCAGTGGAGAGCAGCATGAGAAAACGCAGCAAGTACCGACCCAAAGGTGTGCGGCTTGACCTTATCGGGTACGTCACAGAATCACTCAAGCCAGTGGCTGCGCACGAAAGCTACCTGATTGACCTCAAGATCAAGAACAGCGAAGCGATGGTGGCGCTCATGCGCGGCACAGCGGTCAAGGCCGATATTGACACGCTGATTGCCATGTCCAACATCGTAGAAGCCCTCTATCAACTGGGCTTCGGTTCGGAGTACAAAGACGTGGGGATCGACGGACGTGAGGCGCTGCTCCAGATCGTTCACCGCGCCGTGGAAACCAAGCGATTCGTGCCCACGGCCGAGCAGATCAAGGCGCTTCAAATGCTCATGGAACTGCATGACGCCCAGATGGACGTGATCACGATCAAGGACATGGAGCGGGCGTTGGAGTTTGCCCGCGATCAGTTTCGCAACAAGCGGATGACCCGACTGCCAACAATTCAGGAGTGGACTGTATGAACTGCTGCGACGAGTACGGGAACTGCAATCAGGGCCGCGATTGCCCAGTAAGAGTGGCAAAAGTGAAACAGCGATACCCGAAACACCCAGAACCGATATTCAGACCCTACGCAGCCCGACAACTGAAGGCGCTGGCGAAGTGGATGCTGTTGGCAATCCTTGGCTGGCTGGTCTGGGTCCCGATTCTTTACTTGCTCTTGCGGGCGTAAAACAGGGTGCGGTCGCCGAACAGGTAGAACCCGACAGCCCCGGCGAAGTTGTCCACCGACTCGCTGGGGATGTTGTTCAGCTTCATGTACGCCCAAGTACCCAGCACAATGACCCCGACAGCAGGGCGCATCAAGCGCACAGCAGCCTCAACCCACGGGTATGAGGGGTTGGTACCCCCGGCATCATTCATCGCCTTGAACATGTCCAGATCGAGTTGGCGCATCTTGACGTACTCGTCCACGTTGACCGGCTTGTAGGTGTCGGTCTGGATGAATCGCCCGATCAGGGATTTCCCTAGGTCAACGGCCAGCGGGCCAAGGGCTGCAAGGATGGTCAACGGGTCCATCATGGATACTCCTTCCAAGGTAACTGCCAGTGGGGTCCATCCCTCATTTTCCAGTCCCCACCCCACTCGATTGGGACTTTGACCTGTTTGGCCGCTTCCTTCATGGCCGCAGCGATCTTGTTGTACAGCGGCCATGACCAGTCAACCTGATCGTCCACCCAAGCACCAAGGTCCACGGCTTTGGCGAACCCGTCTGCACCCGGGATGTGCCGGGAGTTCATGGTCTGGCTGGCCCCGGATTCCACCAGTGTGCGCTGGCGCTGAGGATCGCGGACACCTTCAAGGACAGTGAAGTCGACCGTGGTGATCTGGATGGCCCGCTCGACAACTTTCACGAGGTCCGGGTGGACCCCTTGAAGACGCATCTTTGAACGGGGGCCAAGTTGGAACACGTCAGTTGCCTTTCCAGTGGCTGATAACGAACCCAACAAAACCTGACACCGCTGACGCCACGGTCATGCCGAACCACAGGCCACCTTTGCCCTTGTTGGCGAGTTCCAAAAGCTGTTCAAGCTGGCGTTCCATCTTGTCCACCTTCTTGTCCATGTCCTGCACCTTTTGCCACAGAACACCGTATTTCACGGGGTCGATTTCAGCATTCTCGAACGCCATTGGTACTACCTCACAAATTCATTTTCGACATTACGCTCGGGGGCCAGCATGTTGACGCCGGTGGGAATCGTCATGCTGCGAATGGCTTCCGCAGCCTGTTGCGCATTTTTCGCACCAACCGCCAAGGTATCCTTTGCAGGCAATGTTGCCCATTTTGCCGGATCACCGATCAGTTGCAAAACCTTGCTGCGTTCGGCAGCGGGCAGCGACTCCAGCAGGTTCGCAGCACCTTCGGGATTCTTGAGTGCTTCGGTCAAGGTCGCCATCGTCTTCTGACCGATCTTGTTTTCCAAGATGTTCAGCGCCTTGTTGGTCGTTGCGGCCACGGCACTCAAGTACGACGGCAAACGGAACTTGCTCATGTTCTGAAGCAGCAGTTCCTTGAGCGCCACCTGTCCACCCTCGACTTGGGACTTGATGTTGGCGTTGCGGATGACCTTGGACGCCTCGGACTGCAAAGTGCCCAATGTGTCTTCGGCCAACTCGACGGCGATGTTGTACTTACCCGGGCCGAGAACCTTTTCCACAGCTTCCGGCGACTCGTTCTGCACGAGGCGCACAAAGGCATTTTTGTCGGTTTTCCACAGCTTCAGGGCTTCGCCGGTCAACTGCTTCTCGGCGATCTTCTGGGACAGTTTGGCATGTTCCTTGAGGTAGTCGCGGTAGCCTGCACCGCCCGCTGCCTCGATTGCGTCGTCGATCACCGGTTTGACCCGGCTCAGAACACCGGCTGCAAGATTGCGCTGGCTGGTGGCGTCCATGCCCGGGCGAAGCTGCTGGATCGCGGCATTGACCGAATTCTTGCGGATGGCGTCAAGGGCGCGGGCGTCAATGATGCCACCACTGCTGGTCCATTTGGCGATGTC